CACTAGGTCATACGCTGTTTTTACGATCATTTTGCTTCCTTGAAATAATAAAGCCCCATCACTGGGGCTGTATGTTTACTTTTGGCTTAACCTGTTGGGCTTTGACCCGATCCAGATAAGGCTTTAAGTATTTATTTGTTTTTGTAGGCTGATCCATTTCAGCTTTAGCATCTTTAATTATCATCTTAGCCATAGCTACGGGATTTGTACCTAATGTCTTTGATAGCTCTTTAAATGCCTTGTCTAAGATTGCTTTGTCTCTATTGCTTATAGACATATCAGCTTCCATAGAGGCTTTTAGTTCGGATAGTCTCTTTTTGTTTTCATCTATCCCCTTCTGTACTCTAGGGTCTATTTCGACCTTCTTTTTCTTAGACTTAGCTAGTTTCTTTTTTAGTTTCTTCAGCTGTGGGTCGTTTTCAATAGTATTGACCAGCATGTTCTTTAATGGTGTTAGTGTGTTACCACTTTCTCTATAACCACTGCCAAGCATCTGATTGTACCTAGATATCATTTCTGTCACGTCAGGGTTGTTTGGATATCTGTCTTGTAGTTTTGATAAAGCTAACTCCACACCATCGTAGTCAAGTCCAGTTTGTTGCATTATGAAACCTTGTGGCGAGCCGCTTGTAGTTTCACCTCGTTCATTGTTTACTAAAACATTCAGCCTTGCTGTCAGTGCCTTTTCTTTGGCATCTGCTACTTGTTTGGCGTTCTCACGATCCAACTTGGCTTTAGCTTCTGCTTTCTTTATGGCATCCTCTGACTTACGTTTGTCAAACCTTCTGTTCTCTAGTTCGGCATTGTAGCGCATCCTGTTACGTGCTTGATCAAACTTCTTATTGTCCTGTTCAGCATTGTAGCGTATCTGGTCAGCCTTTGCTTGGGCTTTAGTTTCTTTTTCAATATCTGCTTTGCTTTGTGGAAGCTGTGTGCCGACAGGAGTAGCAAGACCACTTTTCTTAGCGTTCTTTTTGACAAAGCGGTTCACTTTAGACCTACGGCCTGTAACTGCATCTATTGCACGTCCACCAGCGGCTATACCTAAAGAATAACCCCCTGATCCATACAATGCTCCACCACCAACTGCGCCAGCTATTGATCTTCCAGCCATACCATATGATCTACCAGCATCTGAAAGTGGGTTAAAGACATCAGTGAACTTAGAAAATCCACCTTTAAGACCAGCCGCATATACTTCTGTAAGCACATTTGATTTGTAAAGACCATTTACCATGTCTTGTACTGGTTCATACTTCATGCCCAAGTCTTTTATAAACTTGATGTCCTGTGGAGTAACACTGCCGCCTACTTTAAGATTTGAGTTGGCTACTATCTGTTTAAACTTCTTTTGAGTGCGCCTATCTAGGTCATTTATTATTTTATCTTGTATTTTATCAGCCGCAGTTTGTACGTCTAACTTTATTTCATCTCTGGCGGCTTTGAGTGCTTGGTTTGCACCTTTTTGCGATGAGTTCTCGACATCTTTAAGGTTGTATTTATTATCAGTAGCTATTTCGCTAATCATTCTAGCGACATCACCAGCCGCTTGATCAACTTCTGGATCAAGGTCTTGCCTTGACTTAAAGACAACCTCTCCAGTCTTAGATACAGTTGATATAGCTGTGTTAGCGGCTCCACTTAATGTAGAACCAATAAGTCCAGCGTCACCCATGCGATTAAATACTTCATCAGTGACATACTCACCACCTTTAATGGCAGTATTGCCCATAACTACAGCTTCTTGACCAGCTTCCTGTATGCCTTCTTTAAGCACCTTCACAGTATATCCACCACCTTTGACTGGTAGTAGCTCTATGAGGCCAGATGTTATAGCCGCGCCCAAGTCTTGCATAGTTGCAGTTTCATCAATACCTTTTTCAGCATTTTCTCTGCGTGTTTCGCCTAGTGCATTTAGTGTACCATAAGCTGTACCGCCGATCATTAGAATAGAGCCTGTTATGGGGGCGGTGCTCCCAGCAAGACCTAATCCAGTAGATGCCGCGATACCTACGCCAACCGAAGGTGCACTCTCAACCGCACCATAGGCCAATGACTTACCAGCGTTAGCGTAGTCGCCTTCGCGTAGGTTCTTCATAATACCATCAGCACCATCTGGACGCTGATAGTTGGCTTCCTCGATTTCTTTGGTGTTTCTGTCGATAAACTCGTTACCTTTAGTTTCTAAGTAACCAGTAACGGACTCTGGGAGGTATTCCGCGCCTAACTCTGACGCAGAAATCATTGCATTACCAGCAGTTACGCCAGCATTGTCTATTCCATAACTCAAAGCACCACCATAGGAAGTGTCAGCTTCAGTATTATCGTTGGCTGGGGGCGTATCCTGTGATCTTAAAGTTCTATAGGCGTTTGCAACTTTATCAAAATCTGGAGTACCCTTTTTATCTTTGTTCTGGATAAGCCAGTTGGCGTATTTATCTAATCTAGCAACATCAGCCATAGTTTTTCCTTATTCTAAACCAATAATAGCGTCTGCCTCATCAAAGATAGCGTTAGTATCAGTGGTTGTTTTTGTTGTACCAACATCAGTATTAATAGACGGCATTGTGTCTGATAGTTTGGCGTTCTCATCGACACTACCACCAGTTTCAAGCCTGTTTATTAGGATGTTAGACATTTTTATTTGCCTTTCGATCCACTTTTCCCACACGATTTCTTGTGAGTTGATGTCAGGTGCGGATGCGGCAAATAATTTCATTTCCGCGTTAGAAATAGCACCTTTAGTTTGTGATACACGTTTCATGATAGCATCCAAGCCTAGTTCCTTTAGGAATAGGCGTTGGGCTTCTGCCTCAGAACCTACTGCTTTGCCATATATTCTACTAAATAAAGCCCCAGCGTTGACACCCGTAAGGTTGCCTTTTGCATTTCTAATCATTTCTAGGCCGTTTTGTAGCTTAGATACCCCATAACGAAGGTTTCCAACACTCTCAGTGTCTGTTTTAGTAGCTTTAGCCTTTGCCTTCAAAGCCGCTATGCGTTCTTCAGCAAGTCTTGTGGTTTCTGCTTTGTTGAATGCGGCTGTCTCTGCCTGTCTGTTAGCATCTTGGATGTTACCAAACTCGTCTGTTGCGGCTTTCACTGCACCAGAGAAACCTTGAGATGAACCACCGACCATAGCACCACCAATACGCATAAGTGCTTCGTTTCTGTTGATCTTAGCGAATGGCATCATAGAGCCACGGGCATTGCCAGATACAGGTGAAGACATACGATCTTCAGAAGCTGTGGTTGTCACTTGTGTATTTAAGACGCCATTATTTGTATCGGTTTCACCCAATCCCCCTTTTTTGGTATTATCTTTCAAAACAGGAGGGGTCTCATCATAAGGGTCGCCAAGTGCATCTTTCATAACAGGTGGAGTCTCGTCATAGGGGTCTCCAAGTGCTTCTTTGGGGAGAGTGTTATATCTCTCGTTTTCATAAGATACTGGCTGTGTGGCATTACTTAATGTGTAATCTTCGAAGCCGTTACCTTCTACACCATCTAAAACTGCATTTGCTTCATTAACTAAGGCTTTGTCTGCGGCCTCTGCTTCAAGAATTGCTTTGTATTTTGCTGGCATTCCATAGGCGTTAGACGCATTAACTCTAGGTGATGTACTGTCCTCTTGACCAACATAGTTTATTTCCAAAGATGGTCTTGGCTTATAATCTAGCTGTCCAAAGTCATTTTCTTCTGGGTTACTATAAAGAACAGGTGGAGGGGGCATGAATTGATCTATGTAACCATCAGCATTTACATTACCTCTTGATAGTTTGAAAGCATCAGTATTCATAATACTAGATAAACTATTGTCTTGGTTCATCTGGTCAGTAGCCGCCTGACTCAATGTATACCGAGGTAGGCTAACAGGTTTCTTTTTTCTACGTTTATTAAGCAATATAGCGCGTGACATTAGAAACCTCCTTTATCTCATGTGTGGGTTGACTGTACGGCCTCTAAAGAAAGACCCTGTACCTTGTTGTGCTTGTGGGAAATACTCTTGCTGAAAACCAAAGCCAGCCATACCACCACCTAGTGCGGCGGCATACGGATTATTCATGTTAGCTTGGAACTTGTTCGATGTATCTGGTGCTCTGCCTAAGATACCAGCTTGGTATCCTTTACGTTGCTCAAGTTCAAAGTCACGTTGGTCTTCAAATCGTTGTCTTTGGTCGTTTAGCTGTGCCTGATCGAAGCCTTGTAAGGCGTTACCAGCGTTCATGCCGAAGTTAGCACCTTGCCCTAGTGTGTCCAGACCTACACCATAAGCACTTTGGATGCTTTGGTTTGCTTGTCCAGCACCTTGTAGTGCAGAACCTTGGTCACGGAACTGTTGTGCCTGTTGGTTTAGACTACGATCTATAAGACTATTCTGGATGTTTGTAGCTACATCGGCACGTCTGTCGTCATATGCTCGGTTAGCTACTGCTTCTGCTATACCAGCGCGACTAGAGTTCATGTTTCCAGAGCCCATTGCCGCCATGTCTATGCCAGTCAAAGTGTTCTCTTGTAGGTTACGACGATCATCACGCATTGCGGCGTCTACTAGAGAGCCAGAGTTTGCTGATGCGTAGTCCATAGCATTACTAAGTCGGTCTTGCTGTGCCGCATTAGCCATACCTTGATACTGTCCGTACAATGAGTTTGCATTGTTACCAAAGCCAGCTGTATTGCCCATCATGGCGTTACCGCTGTTCATCATGTTAGTACCAAAGTTGCCCATAGTATTTGCAGTGCCTGTCTGGAACTGGTTAGGTGCGGCTAGAGTGTCACCTTGGTAGGCTCCTGTGCTCAACACACCATCCAGTGCGCCTTGACTGCCTTTTAGGTTAGCATCCACGTATGGTTTGTATTGGTTGAACGAAGCCATGTTAGCCGCGTTTGCTTTATCTTGTGCTTTTGATTGCATCTTTGAGCCAAGTAAGCTGGCTCCAGCACCTATGATTGCGCCCCACATATAATATTCCTTTCTAGCATAGCTAGTCCCGTAGCTCCGCTACTTGTTATACGGCTACCCAAGCTGTGCCGTTGTAGACAACAAGTTTAGATACGCCTGATCCTAATGGTTCCCAAGGGTACACGGCATAACGCACCATGCCCTTTCTTGGGTTGGTAGGTTCTCTGTCGGTTACTTGGGTACTTGCGTCTGCTAATGATTTTATAGACGCTTCGATCTCTCGTAGTTCTTCCTGTAGGTAGTTAGGAAGAAACTCTGGAGAGAGTGTTGGTGCTTGGCGTCTGACATAAGCAGACACCAGCATATTAATTTTATCTGAGATAGCCATAAGTTACCTCCGACCAGTGACATTGATCTCGACATCCATACCCGTGTAGTTGAAGTCTTTGTCTACTCCAGCTGTCATCTTGTACGACAGGTATCTACCTGACATACGAGTATCGACTTTGTAGTTGTAGAGGGCATCAAACGCTACGGGCGACCCATAGTTAGGGGCGGCATGTGGTAAGTCTGCGGCTCCAAAAGTAAACACAAAGCTACCTTCTGAGCTGTCTGTAGAAATCTGCGGTGTGATCTTAGATATGATCTTATAGCCAGTGAGGGGTATGCCTTGGTCATCAAGGTCAAGACCCACACGCTCAAGGAAGAACGGCTTAGATACTGCCGTGTCTATAGGCTGTGATAGACTACCTTTTTCAATCAAGTCGATACCATAGACCTTGCTGTTAGCTACCCCACCCCCAGCTTTTGCTAGGACAAGTGGATGTCTTTGGTATGGGCTTTCTTGGGTGTGATATGAGCCACCTACGTTTTCGTAGGTAGTCGTGGCGTCTGCGTATGTAGACACAGAGTTTACGTTGGCTTGTGCACCAGAAACTACGTTAGGCAAATCATAGAATGACCAGATGTCTTCTTTGTAGTTATAGACAGCGGCTCGGTTACATGCGTCACCTTCTGCATATTCAGCCATATCGTCGCCCGTATGGTAACAAAAGTATAACTCTTCGAGCAGTGAATTATGTAAGACAAAACACTGTTCAGTCTTTGAGTTGTCTAGGCCATTAAAGATGTAGTCACGGATTCTTCCGTCACATATAGATTGTCTGGTGTTGCCATCAGTTACATAGACATCATCCCTATCAAAGACATAGTGTTTACCTTCGACTTCTTGGATGCAGTTCTGGTTGATTACCCCAGCGTCATCAAAGAGTTTCCTAAAGTTAAAGATGAATGCACCGCCAACAAACTCCATCATCCACACTTGGTCTTGTGAATAGACAAGGAAGTTGGAGCCAAGGGTAGCACCATCGACTATGGGGGTCTTCATTTGCACTAAGTCATTGAAGCCAGCACTGTTGGTTAAGTCTGAGGCATCCCATGTACTAGGGACTTGGTTAGCTAACACGGGGTCACTAAAGCGAACCCTGTTAGGGAACTCTACGCCGCTTTCTATAGTGCCTAGTGCAAGTAAGAAGTCACCATATGATCTCATGGCTGTCGTGGTTACACCAGAAGGCCAGTTAGGCAATGCAGTAAAGTTAGTTGCGCTGGGTACTCTATGTACTGGCACTGTGTTTGCTCTGTTGATGTACTGTACGTCTGCAAGGATCGTAGCTGTCACGGGTGTAATATACGATGCAGACAGTGAACTGTTGAACTTCTGTGATAGGACACCATTAGACATCTCATAGATGTCAAAGGTATCATCCACCACTATAACTGTATCAAATCCCGTGAGGGCATCGATACCATAGATGAACTTAGGGGTAACAGTAAGGTTACCTGAGATACTCCTGTATACTGGTGCTCTTGTTACTTTGGCTTCATTGAACCTGACGTTCTTAGCTCTAGTGTAGGCATTGATGGGTAGGCTGTA